GTCTCGACGCGGCGGTCTCGTCGCGCTCGTCGCATTCGGCGGGCGACGTCGATACGACGCTTTCAGGGAGCCACGGCGCGGGGAGCTGGGAAGGCGCGACCGCCTCGGCAACGGCGACGGCGGTGTGGTCCGAGGCGCTTCCCGGAGCCTTTGGCGCCGGCGAGGCTGGCCAGATCGTGGGAGACAATCTCGACGCCGCGGTCTCGAGCCGGGCCGAGGCCGGCGACGCAATGACGCTCACGAGCGCCGCGGCGGAGTCGCTCGTTGACGACGTGTGGGACGAGCCGATCGGGGATCATTTAAGCGGCGGATCGACGGGCGCCGCGCTCAACGTGGCGGGCTCGGGCGCTTCCGCCGCCGATATCGCGGACGCGGTTTGGAACGAACCGACCGCGGATCACACTGCGGCGGGGACCTTCGGCCGTGCCGCCAATGCGATTTCGGTCGAAACCACGGTGGCCGCCTCGCCGGCGCCGTCGTCAACGGAATTTGGGACCGGGCTCGCGCAAGCAAATGGCTTTTGGAACGGCTCGATCGTCGTGGTGGTCTATTCGAGCGGCGAGGGCGTGGCGAGGCGAGTAACGAATTTCACACAGGCGGACGGGGTGTTTTTGGTGCCGGCGCTTCCGGCGGCGCCTTCGGTGGGCGATGTCGTGATCGTGCTCCGGCGGGCCATGGCCGACGATATCGGAACGCTGGAAATGGTAGCCTCCGGGACATAGGGAGGGGCTCGGTATGCCAGGGCTCGAGCAAGGCGAAAGCTCCAATTGCAGCAATCCGGTTCTCGACGTGTTCCTTCGGATCGGAGGCGTCGAGACCGATCCGACGACGCTCGAGTTTCAGATCTTCGAGCTGGTGACCGTGCCGGGTGTGCCGACGCAGACCTATCCGCCAACGGGCCGCGAGACTGTGAATCTGGCCGACTGTCCGACCGGACACCGGCTCGCGCTCGGGCGCTACGTGGCGGAGTGGGACGTGCCCGGGGCGCAACCGGTAGGCGATCACCTGATCCGGTGGTTTTTCAAAGAGAGCGCCGGCGCCGCGGAGAAACAGTGGGATCAAGAATTCGTCGTTACGCTCCCGATGGGCGTAACCTCTCCGGTTGGCTACTGCACCTTGCAGGACATGAGAGACGAGGGCGTTACCGATCCGCCCTATTCGGACGATTGGGTCGAGGCAAAGATCGCGCTCGCCTCGCGCTACATTGACAAGCAATGCCGGCGGTGGTTTGAACCTCGGTCCCTTACTCTCCGGATCGACGGCACGGGCTCGAGTTCGCTCCGGCTCCGGCACCCGATCATCTCGATTTCCTCGGTCCGGTTGATCCGCGAGCTGGGGACCGCATTTGACGCCGAGGACGTCGATCTTGATGATCTCGTCGTTTACAACCGGCACTTGACGTTGGGGCTCGTGGATCCCGACGACAGGGCGACGCCGAGGATCGAGACCTATCGCGTTGATACGCCGTGGGGACCGTGGCGCTCGCGACGGATCGGGACGACGCGAATCGCCGGCGCCTTCGAGTATTTCGAGGCGGGGCGCCAAAACGTCGAGGTCGCCGGGCGCTTCGGCTATACCGAGCTGGCTTCCGGGCAGGATCCCGGGGAGACCGCCGAGGGCTCGCAGGTTCCGACGTCCGAGGGAATCACGCCGCCGCTGATCGTCGAGGTGTGCAAGCGGCTTGTTATGCGGGAGCTTCCGCTGCTAGGGGACGCGGACGCTCGCGAGGATGCGCGCATTCGGAGCCGGGTCACCGAGGAGAAAACGCGGGATCAAAGCTACAAGCTCGCGGGGCTTGACAAGCTCTTTCGCACTGGCGCCTGGACGGGCGACCCTGATATCGACGAGATCCTAGCTTCCTACGTTTCGGGGAGCGGGCGGGTTAAGGCGGTATGATGGGGAGGCGAGACCCCGGCGCCGGCAGACGGGAGACGGGCACCCTCGGCGGGGCGGTGTGAGCGATGCGAGGGCGATTGATCCAGAAATTCGTCGCGGAGCTGGGGAGGATTGACACCAGCGCGATCGAGGCCGCCGGCAATTTCGACGACGCTTTTCGCGAGGCTACCTCGATCGATACGGACGGCGACGGCGTGGGCGATCCGACGCGCCAAGAAATGACTGCGATCCAGATCCCTTGCCAGATCGAAAGCGAGGTGTGGGAAGCGCTCTCGGCTCATGTCATGGGCGCCGATCCCGATTTCGATATTCGGCTGGTTTTTCACTTCCGCGATCTCGAGTCGCTTGGTCTCGTTGGCTCGGACGGCAACGCGACGATCACGATCGGAGACCGGTTGATCCGAATCCTTGACAAGGCTGGGACGACGGAAATCCAACAAGTGCCTGCCGAGCGGCCGCTGTATGTGACCGAGGCGCTTCCGCGCGGGTGGGGGATCTGTATGGCAAATCCGACGAGAAATCTCCTCGTCGTGACCTTCGCCGCGCGGGGCCTTGGCGGTGGCTAGCGTCCTGCTTACTGGCGCCTGGACACAGGTTGCGGGCGTGCTTCAACGGGTGGGCTCGAAAGAGCTGATCGAGAAGTCCTTTGATCGGGCGATCGCCGCCGAGGCGCACCATATGCAACGGGCGATCGTCAAGGCGTTTACGCAACAGCGCGCCGGCCGGGTGCGCTGGGCGCCGCTGTCCGAAATGACGCTGGCGTTACGCCGCCGCCGACGCTTTTCCGGGACAAAGGCGCTGATCGACCGGGGCGATCTCCGGCGCTCAATTAAGGTCCGCAAGGTAAAGGAAGCGTGGTTTATCGGCGTCCACAGGACCGAGCGCGCCGCGGACGGCGGGCCGCTTGTCAATATCGCGGTGATTCACGAGCAGGGCGCCGCGATCAAGATCTTCGGCAAGTCGCCGGCAAGGATTCCGGCGCGTCCGTTCATTGGTCCGGTTTGGGAGAAAGAGGGGCAGAAATCGGCGGAACGGATCTTTGAAAACTTCCGCCGGACTGTGCTCCTCGGCGGGTCGGGCTGATAGGATAGGTCGATGGCTGCTCCGACATTCGCGACGATCGAGCCGGACGAGGGGCACACCGGCGGGCGCTATGTCGTCAAGGTGACCGGCTCCGATTTCAAGCTACCGGACGCGCCGCCGGCTACCGGATACGTTGGCGGGAGCTGGACGCCGAGCATGGAAGTGGAGATCAACGGGCGAGCGGCCGAGGACGTGCGCGTATATACAACCGGGCTCCTAACCTTTACCATGCCGGCGTTTCGCGGGGCTCCGGGCGACATAGGGACCGGGATCGCGGTCGATCTCGTGCTCCGCAACCTCGATCCCGTCGAGGAGACAACCGAGGTCGGGGCTTTCATCTACAAGCGGGCGAACATAGCGCGGGGCGACTCGATCCTGGTTCATATTGTCCGGACCATAATCAACGATTTCCGGCGCCAGATCCTCGACAACGTGGCGATTTCTACCTCGATCGAATACGACGCGGACACCGGCGCCGCGATCCGCAAAGTCGAGATCGCGAGCACTCCGGCGATCGGACTCTTCGGGCCGGCGCTCCTCGAAAACCTGACCTATCGGACGCCGCGCCGCGAGCCGGTGCAGAATGTTCCGGGGCTCACATTCGACCGATACCGCGAGCCTTTCGTGGGGGATCTCCTTTTCGATTTCACGATCTTTACCAAGGGCGACGGCGCCCGCCGTGATTTGCTCAACTTGCAACAGCTCGCGACGCTGTTTTTCCGAAACAAGCACTCTTTGACCGTGGATCGCGACACTTCAGACCCCGGAGCCGGGACCGAGGAGCTACAGCTTTGGCTCACGGTCCCGCCCTCGGTCGATTCGACGGCGAACGTCGCCGGACTTCTCTCTGCGACCGGGAGCTTCGAGATCCGGGCCGTGCCCCTTGATCATGATGACTGGCTCGCGATAGAACGGGGCTACATGCTTGACGATCCCGCCGATCTCACGTTTGCGGCGGAGGCTCTTTAGGGGGAGCGATGGCCGACGAAATCACCCTCGAGAATGTCCAGCGGCAACCCTATCAGATCGAGCTTGTCCATTCCGTATGGTGCGCCGCGCTTGGCCGCTGCGATTGCACCGATACAACGCGGACGGTGAGCGAGCATGATCCTAAAACCGGGGTGATCTCGTTCAAGACAGAGCCGATCAAAACGGCCGCAATGCTCCGGATTCTCCCGGGGCGGGGCAACGCTGTGAAGTGCCATAGGGCCGTGTTAGACTGTCCGGGAGTGCGGCGGGCTCTCAGGCGGCATCCGAAGCACCCTCCGAGGCTCCGGCTTCGGTAGGGACGACCGCCGGGCGCTCGCGCGGGCGTCGCTCGGCGCCGGGCTTAGGTAGAAGTAGGCGGCCGCGGGAAGCGGCTCGGTTGACATAGCCGAGGAGCCCGAGATGGGTAACGCACTCTTGGCCAGCAAGATCGTAACGCAAGAAGAGGAGCCTTCTCTTCGAGCGATTCCCGCAACGAAAACCGCCGTGATCGCACTGATCGCTGTGACCGAGAAAGGGCCGATCGGCGTTCCGACCCTCTGTCAAAGCTGGGAGGATTACGTCAAGACCTTTGGGACCTTCATTGCGGACGGCGACGGACCGCTGGCGGTGTGGGGCATCTATCGCCAAGACCGCTCCGCGTGGGTCTACGTGACTCGGACCGTCCACTACACCGATCTGATCACGCCGGTACACACGGCGACGGCCGCGAGCGTCACGATCAACGCCACAACCACGGATCCCTCGGCGGGCGCGATCACGGGGACCGCGACGCTCCCGCTCAACCTCGCGCCGGGTGACACCCTAGACATTCACGTTGACGAGGACGTGGGCGGGCCGGAGACCGCGACATGGGACGCGGTTCGGGCCGTGCGGTCGGGCGCGGGGCTCGCGATCGTCGATATCGACACCGAGACCCTGATCGTCAAGATCGACGGCGGGGATCAGCAAACCTGCACTTTCACAGCTTCGCACACTGGCGATCCGGACGCCGCCGCCGCGGAGATCAATACGCAGCTCACCGGATGCTCGGCCGTGGTCAACGCCGGCGAGATCGATCTGTACTCGGACACCTACGGCACGGACTCCACGGTCGAGATCGTGGGCGGGACGGCGATCACGGAGCTTGGCCATTCGGTTGGGACCGCGACCGAGGCGACGTCCGACGTCGCCAATATCAACGCGGTGACCCTCGCGGAGATCCAGGCGGTGATCGCGACGGATATCGTGACGGCGACGATCACGGTGACCGAGGAGACCGGCGGACAGGTCACTTTCACGAGCGACACCACGGGCGCCGGCTCCTCGATCCAGATCGAGGTGACTTCAAGCGCGACGGCCGCCTTCGGATTCGACAACGATCTACACAGCGGCTCGGCCGAGTCCACGGTGGCGAGTCTCACGGTCGCCGGACTCTACGAGGGGACCTATCTCGAAAGCCTTCGGCCGACGATCGAGGCGGCGAGCAACGGCGATTCAACGTATTTCAACCTCGTTCTTAAGACGTCCGCCGGCGTCACCCTCGAGACCTTCCCAAACTGTCAGACCGCCGACGACGCCGCGGACGATTTCGTCGAGGCGGTCGTGGCCGCGATCGGGAGCCGCTACATAGCGGTTACCGATCTCGCCTCCGGCGAGCGGCCGGACGACGGGAGCTATACCCCGACCGGCGGGGACGACGGCTTGACGAGCCTCGATTACAACGATTTCCTAGGGGACTCCGCCGGCGGGACCGGGATCCATGCCTTCGATACCGTCGAGGAGATCACGATCCTCGTCGCGCCTGGCCAGTGGGGCTCGATTCTCCACAACGGGCTCGTGACCTACTGCGAGGTAGATCGCAACGGCGACGTTTTCCCGGTGCTCGCGACGCCGCCGAGCATGTCGCAGAGCGAGATCGTTACCTACGTGGTGACGACGGCGACGCTCAAGAACAGCTCGGAGCACGGGGCGATCTACTGGCCCGAGATCACGGTCCGGAATCCCA